TTTAATTTCTTCCATAAATCCTCCTTAAAAAAACGATAACACAAAATTAAGAAGAAATGCAATAAAAATAAATAAAAATATTTTAATAAACAAATAAATTTGTGAGTTATTTTGAAAGTATTTTTATAAGTTGTATGGCTGAATCAATGGAATCTATCCTAGCTACAGTTCCACCTTTCCATGTTTCAAGCCATTTTTCTTGATGACTTGTGTACTTGGCTTTGCTACTGGATTTAATTTCAACTAGGGCTGTTTTTTGATTGATGCCCACCAAAAGATCAGGACACCCCTTTCCTACTTTGCTAAGATCAGTCACACTAGCTCCCATCTTTCGCATAGCATCCATAATTTCTTGTTGGTTTTTATCAGTTCTTTTTGCAAATGTCATAGTATTTTTTTAGAAGTATGATATAATAGTTTTAAGTAGTAATTTTACTACCCTATTTCACGAAAGGAATAAAAATGAGTTATGACAATTGGTTACAAGAACCATATTACCCTGAAGAAGATCCATTCATGGATGAAAAAATTTCAGATCGCACTAGAGAGTACATGACTGAAGGATCATTATATGATCCATTCAACTGGGAAAATTTTAGTAATGTTATTAATGATGCTCCACAAAAAGATGTTGATTGCATTTTAGACATTGCAAAAAATAAAGAATTTCTTGCATTAGGAAGATATATTTATTTAATGGTAATGGATGAAATGGAAAAAGAAGCTGAAAAGCAAGCAATTGAAGATTTTAATGCTGGTTTAATAGGTAATGACTACGAATAATCACGAAAGGATTAAAAATGAATTACAAAGAATTAAGAGCAATTAATGTTAATGAACACACTGAAAAAAAAGGTAATTTAACATACCTTAGTTGGACATGGGCTATAGATCAATTACTTTTACAAGATCCTATGGCTAATTGGGAATTTTTAGAACCTAAAATTTTTAATGAAACCATGATGGTTTTTTGCAAAGTTACAGCATTTGGAAAAACTATGACCATGCACTTACCAGTTATGGATAATCGAAATCAAGCTATTAAAAATCCTGATGCTAGAAAAATTAGTGATGCTATGATGCGTTGCCTTGCTAAATGTATTGCGACTTATGGAATAGGCTTATATGTGTATGCCGGTGAAGATTTGCCAGCAGAAGAAGAAGTTTCAGAAGAAGATTTAGCTAATTATGATAATGATATTGCCAATGCTGAAAATGTAGATCAACTTTTGACTATTTTTAAATCAGCATCTACCAAATATCCAAGAAATACAGAATTTTTAACTCAAGTTCGTACAGCTTGTGGTGTTCGTAAACAACAAATTATAGAAAGCCTTAAAAATGATTGAACAGGGAACATTAGAATGGCATGAACTTCGTAAGGGTAAAGTGACTGCCAGCAGGGTTGCTGATGTAATGGCTAAGACTAAAACTGGAGTTTCAGCTAGTCGAGGTAATTATCTAATAGAGCTAGCTCTCCAGCGAATGACAGGGATCATAGAAGAAGGTTTTAAGAATGATGCTATGGCACATGGTTCACATTATGAAGATGAAGCTAGATTGGCTTATGAGGTTTCATGTGAAACATTTGTAGAGCAGATTGCTTTTGTAGATCATCCTACAATACCTTGGTTTGGTTGCTCTCCTGATGGCTTAGTTGGTGAAGGATTAATTGAAATAAAGTGCCCTTATCAATCAGCAGTCCATTGGAACTATCTAAAAGAAGGCAAACCACCAGCTAAGTATATTCCACAAATGATGGCACAAATGTCCTGTACTGGTGCTAAATGGGTTGATTTCATTTCTTATGATCCAAGAATGAGTGACAACACTAAATTGTTTATAGTTCGCTTAGATCGTGATGAAAATTATATTCAGCAAATGGAAACTGAAATTAAGAAATTTTTAAATGAAGTAGAAAATGAAGTACAACTTATGAAGGAATTCAAAAATGGCATCAGTAAATAAATGGATTGGTATTGGTAATTTAACAAAAGATCCTGATCAAAAAGCATTTTCGGATGGTTCTTTTGTAACCAATATCACGATTGCTTGCAATGAAAAATATAAAGATAAATCAGGTGAGCAAAAAGAAATGGTTGAATATGTTAATATTTCTTTTTTTGGTAAATTGGCTGAAATTGCTGGTAAGTATTTAGCAAAAGGTAATCCAGTATATGTTGAAGGTAAATTAAAAACTGATAAATATACTGATAAAAATGGAGTTGAAAAATACTCCACCAAAATAATTGCGAATTCATTACAATTACTGGGAAATAAATCTGAAGCTAAACCAAAAGATACAGAAGATCCATTTGCAAGTTTAGTTCCTAAATCGGTAGGTGGTTTATCAGAAATGGATGATGATATACCTTTTAATTAGAATGGGTCTATAATGGTTATATATTAATAGGCAAGGATATATAACATGATTCATTCTAAAAATTGTTTTAAATGCCAAACCATCAAGCCAATAACAGAATTTTATAAACACAATTCTATGCTTGATGGTTATTTAAATAAATGTAAACAATGTACTAAAAATGATGTTGCAAAACATAGATTAAAAAATATTGAAAAAATAAGAGAATATGATCGTATAAGAGCTAAAACGCCTGCAAGAATTAAACAAGCAAATGAAATTAGTTTTGCTTGGAGAAAAGAAGATAAAAGAAGAATGAAATGTCATAATTCAGTTACAAGAGCAATAAAAAAAGGTACTTTAATAAAAAAACCCTGCATTAGATGTAATAGTGAAAAAAGTTTAGCTCATCACGAAAATTATGATGAACCTTTAAATGTTATGTGGTTATGTCAAATTTGTCACAAAATTAGGCATAAAGAACTAGCCAATGGGGATTTATAGAAGATGGAGTGGTTCACCAAAAAATAACCTCAAGTGCAATGCTTGATCCTTTCGTGACTTTTATAAATCCCCACCCCATAAAAACAACAAACTATGATAAATAATTATTGCTAATATCATAGTTCTATGTAATACTATGATTGTAGTAATTAATGAAAGGTTAGTTATGTATTGTGTTTACGATGAAACTGGTGATTTAATGCGTAAAGTTCGATACAGAGCTGAAGCTATAGCATTGGTTTCAATTCGTGAAGGTTGGACATACAAATACATTAAACCAAAGAAAAAAATTTATCAGTTTGAAGAAGCACCATTTTAATTCACGAAAGGAAAAAAATGTTATTAGATCACTTAGATATACCAGTATGGGTTGAATATTTAGTTGCAACTTTATTTGGCATTTTATTTGCATTAATGTTTGCTTTGCCAGTATGAATGGTTCAAATACCTATCAAGAAAGACAAAGTTTTGTAAACATTGCTGAACAAATATTTGAAGAATACTGTACAGAAAAAAACTATCAATTTCATAGGTTAGGTTTTAATGAAAAAACTAGGAACATCAATTATTTTTATGATTTGAATGTTTTGATTCGAAACCTTCCTGATTACATAGTTGATGTTGGTGATCAATTATTTGTTGTTAATGTTAAAGGCACTGCGAATTTCAAAAAAAAGGAAGTTGATATGATTCCTTTATTTTTGGAATGGTACGACAGCAAAAAAGCATCATTAATTTATGCATTTTGTTTTGTTGGTAAAAAACCTAAGTTGATTTATCCTGAAAAAATCATAAAGTTATATGACGATTCGCATGATCAACAATGGTCTGATGGTGTTATTTACAGAAATTTGAATTTAGGAGAGCAAAAATGAGCATTCCATACGATACTGGAAAAGTAAAAATAGGTATTAATTATCAGCCTAAACCTTATATTGAATATGATAAAGATATGCTATTTATTCAAAGATGTTTGCTGGATAAAAATGATAAAAATAAATTTCTTCAATTTTTATATAGGATTGTATATGGATAATCAAATCGAATATTTACGAAAAGTTGTTAATGATTTAAAAAATGAGATCCTTCAGCTTCGCTTGCAAAATGTTGATATTCAAACTCAAATGAGAATGTATAAACATCATGCTGAACAACTGGAAGGACAATTAATAATGTTGAAAAACTTAATGGATCAATAATGAAAAAATTAATTGTTGTGATGCCAATGATTTTTTTAGTTGCTTGTGCTCATAAGGCTGAACCTTACCCTATTCAAAATTTTAATGGAATTGTGGCACTTACTCCCTATCAAGTTTTACAAGATAGCAAAGGCTGTATTCTAAATAAAATGAAGCCAAGAACTGAGTTTATCTATTTACAAACCCAATATGGAAAAGTAAGTGTTCCTATTAATGTGTACTGTGATCCCTACTGATGAAATATATTTTTTTAGCTATTTTTATTTTTGTATTACATGGATGTTATTGTTCTTGTCATCAGGATGCCCCTGTAGAGAAAAAAGAAGCAGTTATTGAACCTACACCAGCAGAATCAAGAAAAATGGCTTATTTGCATGATTGTGTAAGTTATGGGTTTGATATAAAACAATGCGAAAACATTTGGGATGAAAAAAATTGAAAGATTATTCTTTAGTTTGGTTTGGTTTTTTATTTAGCTTATTAATTTGCTCATTCATTATATTTTTGAATGAATTTAACCAATATAAGATGAAATATGATTGTCGCATGGCTACTTATCCCTATGCTATTGATATTCCTAAAGAAATAATTAAACAATGTAAGGAGAAAAAATGAAAACAAACCACGATGGAACAATTACTTTAAATGCTTATGATACATGGATTGTTTGTTCAGAATGTGGACAAAAAGTATCAAGTGATTCTATTCATACTTGTTCACCACAATATGTGTTTGCACCATTAAATCCATCTTATGCTGGATCTTGGGTAATTGGTGGAAATTGGCACATGAATGTTATTCAAAAGCCTACAGAAGAACACATTAAGAATACTGAACTATGGTTTGGTTGGAAATGGAAGGATGCACAATGACAGCAAATGAATTAGCTTATAAATTAGAAAAAGTATCAAATGATATGGAGCATAGTTATGTTGTAAATGATTGGAAATTATTGTTTGAATCTGCTCTTGTATTACGCAAACAAGCCAAAGAAATTGAGGAGTTGAAAGGTGATGCAAAAAGATATAGATATTTAAGAAGTCATTGCTACAAATTAAAGTATCCAAATAGTGATATTGATAGGGCAATGGAATTAAAATTTGTTGTTAGTGGAGTATGGTCAGATAACAAAAACCCTGAAGTATTAGATGGTTTAATTGATTTTATGTATAAAGAGGTGCTTAAATGAAACATAAACACGCAGATTTAATTATTGCTTGGGCTAATGGTGCTGAGATTCAGTTTAGAGAGTATGAAGGAGAATGGAATGATTTTCAACCTAATGGTTATGTTTGTTGGCATCAAGACATGGAATATCGCATCAAGCCTGAGCCAAAGCCTGATATTGTATTGTATGCTATTGCAGAAAATTGTAAGAATGACTTTTCTAATGTGACTTTCGCAGATAAATTTTTGACAAGTTACTGTAATTTGAAACTTATCTTTGATGGCGAAACATGCAAACTTATAAACGCAGAGGTGATTAAATGACAGCAAATGAACTTGCAGATATTTTAGATAGACGAGGCGAAGACCATCAATTAAATGCGGCTAATATGCTACGCCAACAAGCCAAAGAAATTGAGGAATTAAAAGCTGACGCAAAAAGATATAGATATTTAAGAAGTCATTGCTACAAATTAAAGTATCCAAATAGTGATATTGATAGGGCAATGGAATTAAATTTTGTTGTTAGTGGAGTATGGGCTGATAACAAAAATCCTGAAGTATTAGATGGTTTAATTGATTTTATGCATAAAGAGGCGATAAATGACTGATAAAGAATCTGCTATCTACTCAACAGGCTATTGGAATGGTATTGCTTCTAAAAAACTTCGTGAACTCAGCGATGAGGAAATATTAGATTTATGTCCACCAAATCATTCTGAAATGATGAATGAAGCATACACAATTGATTTTGCAAGAGCAATAGAAGCATATTTAAAAAGTAAGATATAATTCAATACTTATGCTGTTTGTTAAACAATCCAAATTTAGTAGCTAGTTCAAATTCTTCAGCACATTCTTCGCTACAAAACTTATCATTGCTAATAGGGGTATTACAATAAGCACAAAAGCCTGAAAAGCCATTTAAATGCTTTTTAGGTTCTTGTTCTAAATTCTCATTCAT